AAAATTCTCATTTTTATCTTTTTTGCGATCAAGAAACGGCCTTTTACGCAAAACCTATAGCTGAGAGCGTTGGGTTCAAGTTCTGGAAGCCATTAATTTGGGATAAGCAAAGAATTGGTATGGGATATCATTACCGCGCAAAATATGAATTTATTCTTTTTTTTGAAAAAGGAAAGCGCAAGTTGAATGACCTTTCTATCCCTGATGTTCTCTGCTATCCAAGGATTTTTCGTGGTTACCCCACAGAAAAGCCATCAAAGCTTATGGAAATCTTGATAAAACAAAGTAGTATTGCTGGTGAAATGGTTTGCGATCCGTTCATGGGGGCTTGCCCAGTAGGTGTTGCTGCTCTTGAAAATGATAGAGCTTTTTTGGGAAATGACCTTAGTAAAGAGTCACTTAGGATTGCAGACGAAAGACTTAGCCTATTGATAAATTAAGGGATTGGTATGGATTTCACTCAGTTTCCTTGGCCCGCTGATTTTCCTGAATATGTTCCCCCTGAGGATGCAGATGATACTGCGGGTGACGCTTTTCGCCTTGTGGCAAATGATCCGCCAACAGCGAAAGACTTTGTTGGTCATAATCAAGAGCCGCACATTAAGAAGACTGGGAAATTGAAGCCAAATGATTATGGCACTTCCATGTTCAGAGACTTCGAAAAAGTAAAATGTACTAGAGATTTTCATATAGCACTGCGAGCTAAAAAGATTGCTCTTGGTACCCTCCAGCCTGTTCATGGTAAAGCAGCTAAACCAAACAAAAATTCTCATTTCGAAACTTGGTTGAGGCTTAATACAGGTATCGAAAATCATTTTAAAATAGTAGGTTGACTATGTATTACTTACCAAATACTAAAGAACTTGGTGAGCTTTCTATAGATAAAATCTATAGTTTTTACGATGTGCCAAGAACGTTTTTAGCCAAAAATGTTAAAACAAAAGAATCATACTTGGTCTATTGGTTTCAAGAATCTGAAAATTATGATTCTTGGTATTATGCTCAAATGAACAATTTAGAAATTGCTAATCTTGACTCTGGTTTTATACAAATTCGAGATTTCTTTGTTAATAAAAATTTGTTTGTTTTAACGACGCCATTTGATACTTCTGATTATAAGCTAGACCTGATACCTGTTCGTTCTATTGATTGCGATACTCTCCCTCCTGCTGGTTATTTCATTTCCATCGATGAAGATGGAGAGTGTGCTGTTACTTATAATGATGAAAAAGAAACTTTAGATAACGTACATGAAATAAGAATCTATCGTGAAAGAAGTGAGAAAAATATTGAGTGGGAACCAATCCAAAAGATCGTTAATGCGTGGAACTCTCTTTATCATAAAGTGGCTAAAGTAATATGTGAAGATGATTTTTCATTGATACCATATACATCTTCTATTGGATCTTACAAATCTAAATTCATTGCAGAAAATAATAATGTTTTCATTAGTAATTTTATTGAGTTTTTAGATGTAATAAAGTCGCCCGAGTTAAATTATGAGGCAATAATGGAACTTGGTATTGATTTGGATGATTTTGAATCTTTATTATCAAACTTGCGAACTTATAATTATAAATTGGAAGTTAGATCTAATGCGGGTGCATCTCTGTTTACGATTGATGCAAAAAAACTGGCATCCGAGAAAGAGAAAATACAAGAACATAATCAAAGATATTTCTCTAGTGAACTAGTTCCTCAAGCAGATGATATTCATCGGGTTATTAAATTGATTGATCGTGTAGGTAATAATGAACTCTTTAACGAAGAGTCTGAAGGTATTACACCGCGACAGATAAATTATTATAAGCATGCTGCCAAAATTTTAGGCTTGGTAAAAAGCAATGGATTTGTCCTTCAGCCTCTGGGTTGGAAGGTTTTCTTTGCTAACGACTTGAGTGAAAAGATTTCTTTATTAGCCCAGGCTTTTGAAAACTCAGATTGTGGTTGGGCTTGGATGAAATTCTGTGGCGTTGAGAAAATCAAAGATATAGATGAAACCACAGCTGTAGATTTTCTCATCGAAAAAGCTAATGGTCTATCCGAGGATACAGCTAAGAGGCGTTCTAAGACATTGCAGGCCTGGGCTCTAGAATTCAAGAAACAGCCGTAGCAGTATTATATTAAATGCAAAAAGCGGGCATGGGATATAACCATTTCCGCTTTATGCATTTAATAATTAATTTTGGATTGTGGAGAGGTTTCATTACTTTTTGTATTTTCAATTGATAATCTGAATTCTGTTGCGATTTAAATTTCTGCCGGTGTTATTATTGAGGCTGTTTTAAATGATAGAGCTGTGGTTTTCTTTTTATTAATATATCTATGATTTTTGTGCGATATTCTTCTTGGAAAGCTAGGCCAATTTATGAAACAATATTAAAGAGGGTGTTTGGAGAGGTGTCGGTCTCGCTATATATGTATGTAACACAGTCGGATATTACATGAATTGCAATGTATTAAATATTTTTAGTAATGTTTTTCAATTTTTGCAAATCACAATGACAATAAATTCTTATGTTCATCTTGAGAATACCGTAACCGACTAGGTTAAGCATCCCGTCAATTATTATTTGTATAGCCTCGGGTGATTTCTGAAGGGGGTATCTCTGTATAGGCACATTACTGTTGAGTTTGTCTTTTATCCCTTTGCGTGCGCAGCCCCGCCCGCCTGCCCGCTTCGCTTAACAGACTGGTTTTCATGCACCCCGTAAATCGTCTCAGAAGCTGCCGCACAAGGGCTTTCGCGTCAAAAATGGCGCATGATACTCATGCGTTTTCATGCGCCATAGACATGCACTCACGCGCTCTCAGGCCAGCCAGGGAAAAGGCGTAAAAAATCCCGGTACTGGACCGGGATTACGTGGGCGTTTTTTGCTAATCAGACAGGGATTTGCTGACGGCCTGACAGCTTTGACGCGGAGCCATAGCGATTGAGCGTTCTCTGCTGCTTTTCAGGTTGCTCCGGTTCGACTGGTACATTTTCATTGCGCCGGGGCTTCATAATTATCGTATCCACACTTTCGAGTGCGGTAAATGTGCAGGAACATTCCAGGTTCTGGCACTGATACCATGAGCGTTTAACCGATGGTGCTTCATAGGCGGAGGTTCTGGCGTGTGCCGTCGTACCGCATTCGGGACATTTAAGTGCCATTAATATCACTCCTGCATATCGTTAATGTCATTCAGGCGTTGCTGAAAGCGCAGATGTTGTGCCGGAGTGTAAGTACCCTGGCAGTCACGAACCATCTTGGGGTCAGGCATCACACCGGATTCATCCAGAATCTCACGATAATCCCCGGCGATTTCAGGCGGTGTTATTGCCAGCTGTCGAACCAGGGCACTGCGTAACATACGGGACGCAACGTCAACCCCTCCACGCCCCTTAAGAAACGGAGCCAGTGCAGATGTCAGGGCTGCTCCATTCACCTGCATAAAACTGCTGAGAGCGTCTTCTGTGCAGGCCTCCATCAGCAGATGCTGCGAGTACATACACTCACGCGCAGCGCAGTTAATCTGCCATTTCAGCACATCCAGTCGTTCCCGCAGTAACCCGAGCTGTCGGGCATAATCTGCTGGTTTTTCCGTGGCAGTGAGGAGAGATTCTATCTGTTGTTCAGCGGCTTTTCGGCTCTCACTATGTCCGGCCCACAGAATACGGGCGTTTCGAAAAGCAGTAAGCGCCTGCGCAGGAGTGGCCCGGGTTGTCATACTGATTTCTCCTTTTCAGCACGTTCCTGACGAACCTTCATTTTATGAATAGCTGCCGGAGAGGGCTGTTTACTGAAATCCAGACGGGCCGCATAATCCGGGGCAACGCCCGCCAGTCTGAACACCGGATCCTGTTCCGGCATCGCGTCGTTAGCGAGTGCCGGTTCGGTGATATGTTTACGGATAAAGTCTTTCAGCAGTGTGTCCGGATCGTTTACAGAATGCACCACCCCGGTAACAGCACTGGCTTCCCGTCCCATTGTGGATTTGAGCAGGCTCAGTGTCTGGATTAGAGCCTTACCATGCGCCTGCATGAACTCTTCCCAGATTTGTTTTGCGCGAATACTCAGAAGGTTTTCGTGAGCGTGGATATACTGTCCGGCCAGTTGCGCAGCCTTCTGCGGTAAAAATGCATCTTCGCTTTCCTGAGCTGCCAGCAGTTCATCAAAATCCTCAAGCGTTTCTCGTCCCAGCGCAATTTCCGTGCGCAGCTTTTTCATTTCTTTTGTCACGACGCCCTGACTTTCACGAAACAGCGTGCGCCACTCCTCATTCAGGGCGTTCGTTGTGGCTTCCATTTCAGCGCGGCGCTGGCGGATTATCGCAATATTATCCGCTGCCGCTTTCTGCTGACGACGTGCTTCAAGCCATGCAGATTTGGTGGCATTCACTTTCTCAAGCGCCTTTAACGTCGCTGCAGGGATAGATATGTCAGGAGTTTGGTTATTGTTTTGTTCTGGGATAGTCATGTCAGCACCTTGTTGTTTGTCTTGGTGTCAATTGTGCTGTGATGCATACAAAGCTGCCATTGAACGCCATTGTACGAGCGACAAGACAAAGACCTCTTTTGGCTAGCCAGAAAAGGCCTCGTTTAACTAAGGCTGTTTCAGACTTACGTTAACTATTCACTACTATTCACTTAGGTAAAAAAATAGATAATACAGTAAGTTAAATGGTGAATGGTTTACAGAACAGTGTTCATCGACTGTTCATAACTGTTCATATGGGAATAAAGTTATTTATGGTATTTTTTCATAATGGATGGTTTTTTATTCCTCATGGCTATTTGATTTTTGCTCCTCACCACTATTCACCCTTATTCAGTAGTATTCGACAGGCGCTGAAATGGACTGCCTGTTATTGCCGGGAAATAACAATTTCGCCTCTGACCATGGTGTTGCATTTCATACTGATTTTTATAAAACTAGAGCTGTCCGGTTCTTTATGGATTCATTCGGATATATTTAAGATTAAAATAAGGTTATTTAACATTAAGATTTTTATGCAGACTCAATGTTTATGAGTCAAATGCAATTCCTGAATATGTCCGGGGATAGGGCCTGCAATGCAAGGCCTCGTATAGAAGTTGTGAAGTCTTGCTGTATGGACTCTGGAGGCAGCACCATTACGTGTAATGACTCATGGGGTAATAAACTTTTGATGAATGGTAGTTCCTATTAATATTCCTGTATTTATAATTCGCAGGCATGGTGTTTATTATGTAGTTTTATATGGTTTTACCGGATTTTAAATTCCATAAAATCAATATTTGACGCTAAATAAATAATGCGTGCGCAAGCGAACTATATACACATAATAAGGAATTACCTGAATCCGGATGAATTTATCCGGACTGTTGTGGATATTAAAGAGGGTAGATGATGCACAATGTTTCTGTTTCTGCGCCAGCTCCGGCTGCGCCATTATTTCCTGTACCGAACCAGCATGAACGATTTTTACGCCTGCCTGAGGTGATGCACTTATGCGGGTTGTCTCGCTCGACCATTTACGATCTGATCAGTCGCGATGCGTTTCCGAAGCAGATCCCGCTTGGCGGTAAAAATGTCGCCTGGGCACAGTCTGAGGTCAGCGCATGGATGGCGGACCGTATCAACGCCCGTGGGCGGGGATGTGATGCATGATGATACCTGAACACATTAAATACCTTTTTTCTGGCTTGCTTACTGCCGTCATTTCCAGGTATAGTTTTTCCGCTGTCGCAAAATCGGCAGCCGGAATTGGCGTTCCGTATAACTTATTGGCGACAATTGACGCGCCTTGCGTCTTTTTTTACGTCGTAGCTCAGGCACACCCATTTTCAGGGCTGTGGTGTTTATGCTTACACCATGGTTCTATCGAGATAATGGTAGTCCGGGCGGGGCAGCCTTCGGGCTGGCCGGTTTCCAATAAGGCCGGTTACGCCAACCCCGTTCGGGCTGCCACCAGTGAAATTGGCGTTTCCGGTGGTAGCAATAACCGCTACTTATTGGAGGCTGCCATCATGGCTACAATCCTCACCCCGTCACACCCGCAATATGTCTTTGTGTTTGCCGCAATCCGCCGGGCTGACACTCAACCCCGCATCTGTATGCTACGCACTGTAGCCTGCGATGAGCGTTCCGCGCGCCGTTCGCTGGTCCGTGATTATGTGCTCTCCCTTTCTGCACGCCTGCGTGCCGGGGAGGTGACGCTATGAACCAGTTTGAGATCTCCTACGACGATGTTGTAAGGCTGAAACATTTACGCAATGTGGGTGAGTATGTAACTGGCATGGCAGCCCTGCAGGACTGTTATGAAAAGCCAGCAGGTGCCCAATGCGAACAACTGGTTTCCCTCATTTATCTGATGACAGAGCAACTGGATGGAGTGGTGCAACGCTGCCATGACGACCTGATGAATGCGGAGGTGGCCTGATGAAATGCTGTGAATCTCATCTGGTACTTCGTGCCGCTCTGTATCGCCGTGCCGTAGCCTGTGCCTGGCTGACTATCAGTTGTCAGCAGGAACGTTATTCCGGCCTGACGCTCGCTGAACTTGAAGATGCCATAGCCCGCGAGCTGGAAGGGTTCTATCTGCGCCAGCATGGGCAGCAAAGAGGACTGGAAATTGCCTGCGCGTTGCTTTCGGATCTGATGGAGTCGGGGCCGCTTAAAGCCTGTCCGGTTCTCTCACTGCTCGGAATGACGGTCATGGATGAACTTTGTTCCCGTCACCTCAACAAACCAGCGCTGCACTGAGGAGGGCCGCACAATGTCAGGAATGAAAGTTAGCCAGGCAGAGAAAGCAGCTCGTGGTCACTGGTCAAGAATTTTACCCGCACTGGGTGTAACCGTACTGAAAAATCGACATCAGCCCTGTCCGGTCTGTGCCGGGAAAGACCGCTTTCGATTTGATGACCAGGAAGGGCGGGGAACGTGGTTCTGTAACCAGTGCGGGGCAGGTGATGGCCTGGCGCTTGTAAGTAAAGTACTGGATGTAGGCATCAGTGAAGCGGCAGACAGAATAAACGTCATTACCGGGAATCTGCCGCCAGTATCTCAGGGAATGCCTGAATCTGGTTCTCCTGAAAAAGAGGACGGGAAGAAAGCCGCAGCCGCGCTGGCTGCCCGTTTGTTGGAGAAATCCCGTCAGACCACAGGCAATGCTTATCTGACGGGTAAAGGGTTTTCTGCACTACCTTGCCGGGAATTAACCGCCATGCATAAAGTCGGTGGTACGACGTTCCGTGCGGGAGATCTTGTCGTTCCATTGTATGCAGAGGGAGAGCTGGTAAATCTGCAGTTAATCAACGCTGATGGGGGGAAATGCTTCCTTAAAGGCGGTCAGGTTAAGAATGCCTTTTACCTGGTTGAAGGTACTGCCAAAGCAGCTAAACGGCTCTGGATAGCGGAAGGCTATGCCACTGCACTTACTATCAATCATCTGACTGGCGATGCTGTCATGGTGGCCTTTTCGTCCGTCAATTTTCTCTCCCTGGCGAGCATTGCCTGCAGTGAGTACCCAACGCACCAGATAATTATTGCTGCTGACCGCGATCTCAACGGTGCGGGGCAAGCAAGGGGCGCAGCTGTTACCGGGGCCTGCAATTGCAAAATGGCGCTCCCGCCTGTGTTTGGTGACTGGAACGATGCATTCACACAAAACGGCGAAGAAGCCACCCGGCAGGCAATTTATGAAGCAATAAAACCAGCTGTTGCCAGTCCCTTCGACACAATGAGCGAAGCTGAATTTACCGCGCTGAGCGTCAGCGAAAAAGCGCAGAGGGTAGTGGATCACTATAAAAACTCACTGGCAGTAGACCCGAACGGGCAGCTCCTTTCACGCTATGAGGCGGGGGCCTGGAAAGTTATCTATTACGCCGATTTTGCCCGTGATGTCGCTGCGCTGTTTCAGCGCCTCGACGCACCTTTTTCATCCGCGAAAATTGCGTCTCTCGTGGAAACCCTCAAACTGATCGTTCCGCAACAGCAGAATCCGGCGCGGCAACTTATCGGATTTCGCAACGGTGTGCTCGATACCCGAACGGGATTGTTCAGCCTGCACGATAAGAAGCACTGGTTACGTACGCTGTGCGAGGTGGATTACACGCAGCCCGTTGACGGCGAGTCACTGGAAACCCATGCCCCGGCATTCTGGCGCTGGCTGGATCGTGCCGCAGGTTTTAAACCTGAAAAACGGGACATTATTCTGGCTGCATTGTTTATGGTGCTGGCTAACCGTTATGACTGGCAGCTGTTTCTGGAGGTCACAGGTCCTGGCGGAAGCGGAAAGAGTATTCTGGCTGAAATAGCAACAATGCTGGCAGGTGAGGATAATGCTACCTCCGCAACCATTGAAATGCTTGAGTCACCACGAGAACGAGCCGCATTAATTGGTTTCTCACTGATTCGACTTCCCGACCAGGAAAAGTGGAGCGGTGACGGGGCCGGACTAAAAGCCATCACTGGCGGCGATGCGGTATCCGTTGATCCCAAATACCAGAACGCCTATTCAACCCACATTCCTGCAGTTATTCTGGCTGTGAACAATAACCCGATGCGTTTCACTGATCGTAGTGGTGGAGTTTCACGCCGAAGGGTGATCCTGCATTTCCCTGACCAGATAGCCCCGGAGGAACGTGATACTCAGCTCAAAGAGAAGATTGCCAGCGAGCTGGCAGTGATTGTTCGCCAGCTTATGCAGCGTTTCAGTGACCCAATGAGTGCCAGGACATTACTTCAGTCGCAGCAGAACTCCGATGAAGCGCTCACCATCAAGCGTGATGCTGATTCTGCGTTTGATTTTTGCGGATACCTTGAAGTCCTGCCTGACACCACGGGAATGTTTATGGGGAACGCTAACATTGTCCCACGTCAGCCTCGTACATACCTTTACCATGCCTATCTGGTCTACATGGAAGCCAACGGCTATAAAAATACGCTCAGTCTGACCATGTTTGGCAAGGGGCTGCCGTTAATGCTGAAAGAGTATGGGCTGCAGTACGAGAAGCGGCGGACCAATCAGGGAATGCAGACCAATCTGGCACTCAGAGAGGAAAGCAATGCTGACTGGCTACCTAAGTGCGATGGCCCAGCAACCAATTAACGTATAACTGACCCGGCATACGCCGGGTTTTTTCTTTTCAATAAATGTAGAGTTTACTGTTCACTCTACACCATATTGTTAACTTCTATTTTATTGATATTAAAGTTAATTATGTGGTAGTGAACAGTGTGCACGCTTTTCTAAAGAAAAAGTAATTTTGGGTGTTGAGGACTTTTGGTTTGGATCCGTTGCACGGAACCTAACCGGGGATATAAAAATTGTGCTTTGATTACAAATGGCTAAAAACTCGTCTTTTTTACCGATGGTAAGAAAAAAAGTGGGGGCACAAATGGGGGCATAAATCTGTTTTTATATTAAAAAATCTTTACTTAACATTGTTTTATGTCGGTGTTTGAGTCCGGCCTTCGGCATTCAGTACTTTATTTTCTTTTAAATCAATGAGTTGGTGTGTAAAACTCGTCTCATTGACCAGTAGAAAATATCAATTCTTCATCACGTACAAAAGCCACTGTGTTTGTTAATGGCTTTGGTATGTTAGCACGCAGTGGCAAGTAGTTATCAGGTTCAACCTTGTATCGTTATTCCCTTTGAAGCCGAAAGACGTGCCGCAGACTCTAAATCCTATACCAGAACAGATTGATCACACGCATTCACGCCCGATGTGCGGCCTTACGAGCTACGTAAACAGTAACGTAACTACAAACGACATGTAGACTCTATCAGCGTTTCAGCCACGCTCTCGCAAGGTTACACGGTTATCCTGATAAGGTGTGATTGCTCTGACAGTCGGATGAAGTCGCTACGCTCCGCTTGTTGCTGTATTACTAACGGGGCTTTATGTTGTGGTCAACTAAAACTGGCCACCGCGTTAGAGTTTTTCCAGTATCGGTTTTCTGATTCGTTTGGTGGTAACCCACCATTATATTCGT